AATTGATTATTATCATTTATTTCTACATTGTATGTTGCATACAGTTCTTTTGGATTGTTGACATTACACAATAAAAATATTTTACCGTTAATAACACTATAGAAATTTTTTATTTCTTGTATAGTGTCATTATATTCTTTGGAATTGGTAAATGTACACAATAATTGTTTGTTCTTCATTTATTTATAATTAATTGTTTACCGTCAACATTCCACAATTTACCGACATAATTTCCAGAAGAATCAAACCAACTATTTCTTTTGTTATAAAATCCAAATTTTAAAGCTTCTTGTAAAGTATATTCAGTAGTCAATGCTTTCTCAATTGCTACTGCATCTTGTTCTTTTTCTTCAGGAGTTCTGTCATCACTCTTTGATTTTTGTGGTTCTGTTTGTTGAACAGGTTGGGTTTGTTGTGGTTCAAATTCAATTTGTTGTCCACTTGGTTGTTCTGGTTGTTCGTCTCCAACAAATACATTAGATTGACCCTTTTTTGGATTTTCTTCAAAATGGGTACCACGAGCAATAGCTTTTTGTTTATATTCTGGAGTTGGAAATGTTACAAGAATACCATTTGTATTGTATGCTTGTCTTTCAGGATATTTACCTTCAAGCATTTTATTCAAATATTGATTTACAATGTTATGATCAATATTTGAATTGAACAAATATTCTCTTAGTATTTCAATATGTTCTTGTTTAGAAATATCAAATATACCGTTTTCAATTGAAATGTCGGTACTTGCTTGTTCTAATGCTTCAAAAAATATTTGTTTGATGTTCATAATTAAAATACATCCTCTTCACTTAAATTGGAACGATGAATTTCTGTTTTGAAAGAAAACTTACTTCCTCTTTCATTTCTTAATTCAATTGCAGAATAAAATGGTTTTACTTCTACCTTTCCATTTTCCTCTTCTTCTCGTATATCGAATATAATATATAAATATACAACGAAATATGTTCCTTCTTTATTTTTACTTACTTCAAACTTACTCAATCTAAAATTCTTATTTTCACTCGCATCAATTAACTTTTTACCAGTAGAAAATTCAGACTTGGTTCCCATTCTGTTAATTGTCTTACCATTAAATACTACAAGCGGTAAACTATCATTATTACCAAAGATTGCTTCGGCAGATATTTGACTTGCAAATTGAATAAATTCTTTCTTGATTTGAGCTTCATTGCCCACATTCATAAATCTTTCAATGAACTTTTCATAAAACTTTATAGCAGCAATATTAGAATTGAAGATGTTCATTGGTCTAAATGCACCTTTATTCATCGGAACATCACCTTTAGTAGATGGATTAAAATAATCATTATAAACTTTTATAGAAGCATTCTTGACTTCTTTTACATCTTCTGGTGTAGTACCAGTTAGTTGAACCATAAACAAGTTCTTATTATCAATCAATCTTACCTTTTCATTTATGGTGCTAAATAAAGAATCTGGTTGAATTCTATTGATTTGTTGAATAAAGATTGCAACATTTTTCTTTAAAGAATCGGTCATATTTACCAATACTTCATCGGCTTCTCTTGCTTCAGATAAAACACCAATTTCTTTTTCAATAGTATCCCATGTATTAAACATAGTAGAATATTGATTTCTAGCATAATTCATGTCTTCTTGACATTTTTGTTCAATATTACCAAAAATTTTTACAATTGTGTTTTTAACTTTTTGTGTAAAATCAGTCCACCCTTTTGTCAATTCCGCAGACAAATCTCCAATTTTGGATGAAATTCTATTGAGAGATGACTTTAATGATGATATAAATTCAATTTCAGTTAGTAATGTTTTGCCCAAATATATTTCTTCAAATACAGGAGCACCACCACTAAATACACTGCGTGGATCTTTTTCAATTGGTTTTCCATCTGGTTGTTGTGATTGTAACCATTGATAGTATTTTTCTCTTTCTGCGGGCGTACCTGAAAAACTTAATTTATCTGGTAAGATATCAAAAGCACCTTTCATTCTACCTATACGATAACTATCTCCACCTGCTTTCAAAGAAACCATTGCGAATTTCTTTCCTGTACCAGTAATCTCACATAAACTTTCATCGGTACCACTTACATTTTTATCTTTTAAAGCGATTTGAATTTCTGATATACTACAGTTATATAACAATACTACATCTGCTGTGTTTTCTTTTTTCTTATCTCTACTAGCATAACCACTCTTGTTGAATGATTCATAGAACTTTTTGATGTCTTGATGTATAAATCCTGTTGGTTTTGTTGATGTTACATTTGCTAATGTTACACTAGTACCAGACGCTAATTCAATTCTAGCCTTTATATCTGCGTAATTTTGATACAATTTATTTTTTCCAACCGCAGTAATTATTGCGGGATTATCTATTTGTTGTATACTCTTTAATATTTTTTCTATTTCTTCGGATAATTTTAACCACTTTTTGATTGTATCTTTTTCTCTTGGATAATAATCACCGTTTTCACCAAATATTTTATATAAAGGAAAACTTTCTCTCAACTGTTGACTGAATGGCATTGGCATTACAGTTTCAACCTGTTGTAACTTAACTTGTAAGTCTTTTAATTTTATATCCGCATCTGTGTTCATTCGTATATATAAATATTGATATATACACGAAAATCGAATTGTTTTTAAATATCTACCACAGTCATGTTATCATAATTCTTACCCACATAACATTTAACAGGAAATTGATTATTCGACATCAATCTTTTTAATTCAATTAATGTTTCTTTTTTATCATCTCTATGACAATCAAACAAAACACTATCATAAGTATATAAAATAGCCTTGGTTTGTTTATTATTCAAGTATTCATTTACTCTTACCAATGATTGCATTCCAAATTCAGTTTCACTAGCTTGCAAGATATAATTGAACAATTTGTTCGGATTTGGTTCATTTATATGAGTTGTAGTAATTCTTCTTTTATAAATCGGTGTTTCTACATAACCATTTTCATTAAAGAACTTCCATCTATGAGCAATGTAATCACTCATTTTCTTAAAATATGGTATTTCTAATAATTCTGTGGGAATATTACCGTACATACACTGAAAAGTAAGATTCTTTGATGCTCTTACTTCATCGGAATTCAACGCATCTTTACCATAATATAATCTACCAAGATACTCATAAGCATTTGAAGGTAAATTATAATTAATTAACTTTGCAACTATGTGAGGATGATATGCACTATAATCAATCATAAACAATACACCATCATCATCGTATCTGCTAATAAATGATGATCTACAACCACTTTCTTTGTTCAATGCACTATAGTTTACATTACCAAACCTATTACTAGGTCGTCCTGTTGCAGTATATAGGTTATATTGTGTATAAACATAACCATCCTTATCTTTGACCGTTTTGTTCTCAAAATGCCTATTAAACAATTCTACATCTACTTTTAGTCCATTGTGTTCAAGAATTCTAAGATTATCTGTAATAGTATCATTAATACTATAAAAACTATCATCTATCTTAACGGATTTAAGTCTAATTAATACCGCATCATACATACTTTCAAACTTTTCCAAATGTTTTACCATTGGAATTGCTTTATTTAACTCTCCATACTTCTGAAACTTAGTTTTGATAACATTATGTGCAGTTGTATCAAATTCACTATAATCTTCAACTTTACCGTCACTAATAAAGAAAATGATGTTAATATCATACAGATTATTGATAGGAAATAGATGTAAACACTTTTTCTTATCAAATACCCATTTCTTACCTTTTAGTTTATTGAAATCATTAATTAATGATTCTTTATCGATAAAGACATTGCAATCTGGGTGACTTAGATTGATAATATAAGTAGTTTTGGATTTGAGTATATGAATTAACACCATACACAATTCATCTATACATGGATGTACTTTTTCATCTGATTGAATACATTCAAGAATAAAATCAGATGAAACATGCGATTCTAAGAATTTAGAATATGATTGTTTATCAAGACACACCATTGACGCAATGTAACACTATAACAACTGTAAGTCAATTATTTACCACCCCAAAATTCAAGTGGGTTATTTAAATAATTTTTTATTCCCGTCATTTTTTTCTCGTTTTCAACCAATGTTTGAATATTTTGTTCTTGAACACCTTTTCGTTCAAGTATTTTGTTTTTATATTGATTGTTTTTTGGACCTGATATTATCCATTGTATAGAAATTTTATTGTAATATTGGTTATAAACTTCGTTATATTTGTCTTTATTTACTTCAGTTATCGTTAAATCGTTAATTTTTTGTGTAAAATAACGATTAATATATCCTTTTGTATAATCATTCTTTGTAACGATTGGTTTGTAATATGTCGGAAATATGACATCAGATAAAATGTCACCACCCAAATTTTTATATTGTTGAGGTGTAATCATACAATTTTATTGATTAATTTTATATTCATTTATACCATCAGTAGTAAATGTTACTGCTTTATTTCTAATTGATCTGATACCAGCTTTTATTGTCGTTGTCCAATTACCACTGTCGATTTTATGAGACACATCTACAATTTGACACATGATTTCTCTTTCAGAATAAGGACTTGGTAAATTTTTCAAGCTAAACAACTGAAATGTTCTTAATCCAGATATACCTTGCAATGTCATTTCTACAGTAAATCCTGGTTGTTGTCCACCATAAATATTTGAATTTTTCTCAAAATCCATGTCATTCATCAATGCAATTAATAATGTTTCATTTGGTAATACAAGATTTACTATATTCCATCCTGTAATTTTACTCTCATCAACTTTTTCCACTTCTTTCAATGGTGTTGACATTGAAGCTGGTGGCAATCCTCCGCCTAATCCACCGGTCAAACCACCGAAAGAACCACCCCCTCCTACATATGTTTTAGTTATTGCACCTGATTCATATGATTTAAATGTCATTATATAAGAACCATTTGTATTTGTAGAATTTTGAGGTGGCTTTTGTAATTGTTTAATCACTTCAAGATTATTATCAACCAGATCTGATTTTCCAGTTCGTTCTTTTGAACCAGTTGATGGTGTTGGAGGTATTAAATTAAATCTATCACCATATGGAAATTGTAATGATTGATTTGAATTTATTGTTCCGTTTGGAGATTTTGAATTTACTTTATTCGAAGATGCAGATGCAATTACTTGATTAGCTGCAACATTTGAAAGTTGAGCAGTAAAATTCACACTCTTAATAAATTTATTTGTTGCTCCTATATCAAATTGATAAATTTTAAGATTATTAAATTGTATAAATTTTTTATCGACGATCTTTAATTTATGATCGTCTTCAATCACAGCCAAGTCCCATATTTTACCAGCTGCATTACTCATCTTATTTAACAAATCATTATAAAATTTTTCAACTGTATCAGCAGATTTTGCACATTCTATAATTACCTTTGTATTAACATATAAATCATTTAAGTTTCCCCAATATCCAGGAGGCTTTTTTGATACTGGTTCTTCAATATCCCATCTAGGAAATGATTTACTTCCTGGAAGTTCACTAAATTTTTTTCTTTTAGTATTTGAATTTCCTATTTTATCGTTGTATCTAAATCTATTAATTATACGATCCAAGTTGTCTCTGAACACTGCACCACCTGTTCCTACACTAATATCCGTGTTTACTTTAAATCCCAAAGAAAAAAATGATCGTTCACTTTTTTGTCTAACTTGTATACCAGTTTTTAATACTTTTGCAACTGTTCTATCATATGGATCTAATTTATTATAATCTTTTACTTCCGTCATTTTAGACGAAAAAATACCACCATTTCCAAATCCTACTTGTTTTTGATAATCGTTGTCTTCAGGATCATCAGGTTGTGGGTAATAAATACCCGCATTAAATTTAGGAGCCATTGCATTGGGAATCAATAAAACATTTCCGTCACAAGAAATCAAATTAGGATGTGCTCCAATAACTATATCACTTGTATCTATTTCATAAAGATCAAATGGTTTAACATCACTTGGTTTAATATCAATTGGTTGTTTGAAAAATAAATTAGCAAGTTCAACTAAAAATCCAAATGTAACCCATACATCTTTTTGATCCGATTTGTCCCAATCATATGTTGACATACCATTCATATATGATGAATCACCATATTCATTTTTTCTACCAACAAAAAATCTATCTTCAACTTTTTTATTTCCATTTTTATCCAAATAAAAATCTTTTGATATAAATTCTTTTGATCCCGATTCTTGATCATCTAATGGATCAAAAAAGTTTCTACTTAA